AAATTCATTGTTGCCTAATTTGTGGATAGTTGCGTTTTCACTCGCGTTGAATTCAGTGTCCATAGTTTCTCACTCCTATTGATTGAATTTAGCGGCGGTAGAACAAGCCATCATCCTTGGCCTTGAAAAACCGCTTGCGTGAGCCATCCGCCAGAAACATTTCTGGCGTGTCGGCAATCGTGAATGTGCGGTAATGGATTGCGCCGTGTCCAAAACGTATTTCGGACATGGTTGGCTGGCGGCGGTAAACAGTCTCGCCATCTTCGCATTGGTATGGGTTATACATTTGTGTTGCTCCTAAGCACTGTTGATGCCCTCTTATCTACCCTCTTTCACATGGTGTCAACAACAAATTGTGTTGCAGATAAAAAAGATTTTGAGGGCAGAAAATAGGCCAAAAATCGGGCCGTCATTTAGGATTGCAAATGACGTCCCTAAATGACGTCCGAGCATATAAAAAATAAATCTGTGGATAACTTATGAGAAAAGGACGTCATCGGACGTCATCTAGGACGTCATGAAAACTACCGCAAATGACGTCCCGAAAAATGGCTTGATTGCGCGGGTTATGGGCAAAAGGACGTCATATTGTCATAGAATAGATATATAGCTAGAGATCTAAAAAAAGTAACCTATATGGTTAGTATACGTATATTTCGTGGCGACTGCCAACTCCATGGCAATATGACGTCCCCTATGTGACTAATACAGTTAGAGGGCAACCCTAATTGGCCACGCAAACTGGCCACGCAAACTCAACTCAACGCAGACTTGCAAAGTCATGACGTCCATGACGTGATGCATAAATGTCACACTAACACACTAGCTAGCCAATGTGTTTTTTACTGACACTGATGTAAGCAGACAGTAAAAGGCCAACCCAAAATCTACGCGATAGAACAGAACCAGAACGCTGGCTGGCTGGAGGGGGGAGGGGTGGGGCCTTGGGCCGCGTGACTGTCACGGGCACCTATCGCACGAAATTTTTTTATTTTAAAATGCTGGGGCCAACTTGCACCAAAGCCTGTTGCGTATCTGCAACCAGTAGATTAGTATGCGGCCAATGACTTTTTACTCACTGCCCTTCACACCTGAGCGCACGCAAGCCACAGAGGCGCGGCTAGAGGCAATCTATGAAGCTGCGCGCTACGGCCTCAAGGGTGACAGTCTGGCGATGGCCGCTGGATTGACGCCGCGCCAATACCGCGTGCTGGCCGACGCTGACCCGTTGGTCGAGATGGCAGAGATTAAAGGCCGCGCTGACGGCGAATACACAGCGGCTAAGACGATGTACGACGCAGCGCGTGATGGCGACAGCAAGGCTGCGCTGGAAATACTCAAGCATCAGCACGGCTGGGTAGCTAAGCAGCAGATTGACGTGAACATCGACCAGCAGATCAGCATTACAGGCGCGCTCGAAAAGGCACAGCAGCGCGTCATCGAAGGGACGTATCTTGAGATACCCCAGATAGAGGATAACACACCAAATGCAGCAGCCGATTTACAGCGCATCGGAAGAGATGGAATTGATGTCGCGGCTATGGTCGCCGGCAATCAAGGATGACCCACTAGCTTTTGTACTGCTGACATTCCCTTGGGGCGAGAAGGGTACGCCGCTCGAACATTTCCAAGGCCCGCGCAAATGGCAGCGCGAAGTGCTAGGTACGCTGCGCGACCACATCAAGCAGAACAACGGCAAGATCGACTATGACACCATGCGGCTGGCGATTGCGTCAGGACGCGGGATCGGCAAGTCGGCCCTCGTGTCATGGCTGACGATATGGATGCTGTCTACCCGCATCGGCTCGACGACCATCGTGTCGGCAAACTCTGAGGCGCAGTTACGCTCAGTTACATGGGCAGAGATTACCAAGTGGCTGGCGATGAGCCTTAACAGCCATTGGTTCGAGATAGCCGCCACACGCATCATGCCCGCCAAGTGGCTGACCGAACTGGTCGAGCGCGACCTTAAGAAAGGCACGCGCTACTGGTCCGTCGAAGGCCGGCTGTGGTCGGAAGAAAACCCTGACGCGTATGCGGGTGTCCATAACTTCGACGGTGTGCTGCTGATCTTCGACGAAGCCAGCGGTATTCCAGACTCAATATGGTCGGTGTCTGATGGTTTCTTCACAGAAAATACGCCGCACCGCTTTCATGTCGCCTTTTCCAACCCGCGGCGGAACACTGGCTATTTCTACGAGACATTTCACAGCAAGCGGGCGTTCTGGCAGACGCGCAACATTGACGCGCGTGAAGTCGAGGGTACAGACAAAAACCTGTATCAGCGCATCATCGACGAATATGGGGCTGACAGCTACCAAGCGCACGTCGAAGTCTTCGGTAAGTTCCCGTCAGAAGGCGATGACCAGTTCATCGGCGTCAATCTGGTGGACGACGCGATGGCCCGACCAAAGTATAAAGATGAAACGGCGCCCATCGCCATCGGTGTTGACCCTGCGCGGTTCGGCGCTGACGCCACCGTCATCGCTGTGCGGCAGGGCCGCGACCTCATCGCCATCAAGCGGCTGAAAGGCGCTGACACTATGGAAGTGGTCGGACACGTCATCGAAGCGATAGAAGAATATAAGCCTGCGCTGGTCGTCATCGACGAAGGCGGGCTGGGCGCAGGCATCGTAGACCGGCTAAAAGAGCAGCGGTACAAGATACGCGGCGTGAACTTCGGCAATAAGGCCATAAAGCAGATGATGTACGGCAACAAGCGTGCTGAGATGTGGGGTGCCATGCGTGACTGGCTGAAAACGGCGCACATACCCAACGACAGGTTTCTGAAAACCGACCTGATAAGCCCTAAAGTAAAGCCCGACAGCAAGGGGACCATCTTCCTCGAAAGCAAGAAGGATATGAAGTCGCGCGGGCTGGCCTCACCAGACGCTGCGGACGCCATCGCAGTGACTTTTGCATTTCCTATCGCACACCGCGAAGCACGCGTTGACAAGCGACGCATGAGCAGTTATGTACCGTCACAGCATGGTTCTGGATGGATGGCTAGTTAATGTTAAGAGATAAAAGTTTAACCGGCGAATTTATGCAAAAACGCGTAGATTTTGCGTCTTCACCCACAGGCTGCTGGCTGTGGATCGGTATGGTTACACATGATGGCTATCCTTATTGGTGCACCACCAATAACAAATCCGTATACGCCCACCGTTTTATTTATGAGCAAGAGGTAGGCCCTATTCCAGTAGGCTTTACGCTCGACCACACTTGCCGCGTTAGGAATTGCGTTAACCCTGCCCACATGGACCCGTGCACACTAAGAGAAAATATATCCCGCGGCGATTACGGATGGCGGCAACGCCAAACACATTGCAAACACGGGCATGAGTTTACGCCTGAAAACACATATTACGCTAAAAATGCAGGTAGAAATAAAACTGGTGGACGGTCTTGCCGTAAATGTGGTATTCTGGCACAGAAAAAATATGTTGCACAAAAGAGGCTTAAAAATGCCTGCGGATAAACCGAGTAAAAAGTCTGTGTCGCTGTCAGTTGGCCGTGGGGAGAAGCTGCCCGCTGCCAAAGGCGCGGGGCTGACTGCCAAAGGCCGTGCTAAATACAACGCTGCGACCGGCTCTAAGCTGAAGGCGCCAGCACCCAACCCGAAGACAAAGGCCGATGCAGGCCGCAAAGCGTCATTTTGCGCCCGCATGGGTGCTGTAGCAGCCAAGGCTAAGGATGGAACCCGCGCTAAGGCTAGTTTGAAAAGGTGGAATTGCTCATGAAGCCCGGTCTATATGCCAACATCAACGCCAAAAAGGCTCGCATAGCGGCTGGATCAGGCGAAAAGATGCGTAAACCCGGCGCTAAGGGCGTACCAACAGCCAAAGCGTTCAAAGAGAGCGCAAAAACCGCTAAAAAACCAGCTAAAAAGGGTAAGTAAATGCCAGCCAACAAATTCACCAAAGCATTGTACAAGTCTGGCACTGTAAAGGCCGAACGTAACGCAGAGATGCTGCGTGAGCGCCTGAAGTCGCCGATGCCAAAGGAAGGCACGACAAGCGCCGCCGGCGGACGTGCAGCGGTTAAAATGCCTGCTAAACCGGCAGCGCCTAAGCCACAAGTCATCCGTACAACGACGATGATGAAGCCAACGCCGACAAAGAAGAAATAATCATGCCGCTGTCCAAATCGACAAGCAAAGCCGCGTTCCGAAAGAACGTCAAGGCTGAAGTAAACGCTGGCAAGCCTGTAAAGCAGGCTGTGGCGATAGCCTACAGCGTCAAGCGGGAAGCCGCTAAGAAGGGCAAGAAATAGCACATGGCCGACCCCACAGGCATTAACACGGCAGGTAAAGTCGCTAACGTAGGCTCTAACGCGCCGAAAACGTCAGGCGACGACCATGACAAGATGGCGACCATGCGGTCGCGCCTGCAAATGGCGCAGGCTGCGTATTCGGACAGCCGTGAAGACGAACTGGACGATCTGCGCTTCATGGCCGGTAGCCCTGACAACCAGTGGCAGTGGCCTGCCGACGTGTTGGCGACCCGCGGAAGTGTACAAGGGCAGACAATTAACGCACGTCCCTGCTTGACAATCAACAAATTGCCGCAGCACGTCCGTCAAGTCACCAACGAACAGCGTCAAAACCGCCCTAGCGGCAAGGTAATTCCAGCCGACGACAACGCTGACGTGCAGGTCGCAGAGATTTTCAACGGTGTGGTGCGCCACATCGAGTATATGTCAGACGCCGACGTTGCCTATGACACCGCCTGCGACAACCAAGTCACCTACGGCGAAGGCTACATCCGCCTGCTGACTGAGTATTGCAACGAAGAGAGTTTCGACCAAGACATTAAGATTGGTCGCGTCCGCAACGCGTTCAGCGTCTATATGGACCCAACGATCCAAGACCCATGCGGCGCAGACGCTGAATGGTGTTTTGTTACCGAAGACATTTTAATTTCCGACTATGAGCGTATGTTCCCAGACGCATCACCTGTCTCGACCATCATGTCGCAGGGCGTTGGTAACGAAAGCATGGCGCAGTGGCTGGCTGAAGACACCATTCGCATCGCGGAATACTTCTACAAGGCGTATGAAAAAGCCACACTGAACCTGTATCCAGACAATCAGACGGCTTTTAAAGGCACACCGCAAGACGCCAACCTGCAAGCCATGTTTGGCAAGCCTATCCGCACACGCGAAGTAGACCGCCAAAAGGTTATGTGGATGAAGACCAATGGGTTCGACATCCTCGACGAGCGCGAATGGCCCGGCAAGTGGATACCTGTCGTGCGCGTCGTTGGTAACGAATGGGAAGTCGAAGGCAAGCTGTACATTTCTGGCCTTGTGCGTAACGCCAAGGACGCTCAGCGTATGTACAACTACTGGACCAGCCAAGAGGCAGAAATGCTGGCGCTGGCGCCAAAAGCACCGTTTATCGGTTACGGCGGTCAGTTCGAGGGCTACGAAATGCAGTGGAAGACTGCCAATACGACCAACTGGCCGTATCTGGAAGTCAACCCAGACGTCACAGACGGCGCTGGAGCCGTTTTGCCGTTGCCACAACGTGCAGCACCCCCGCTACCCCAAACAGGTCTGATACAGGCTAAAATGGGCGCTGGTGAGGACATTAAGGCCACCACAGGCCAGTATGACGCCTCGCTGGGCCAACAGGGCAACGAACGGTCGGCTAAGGCCATCGTAGCGCGTGAAAAGCAGGGTGATGTTGGTACGTATCACTACGTAGACAACCTTGCGCGTGCCATCCGGCACATCACACGCCAGATTGTAGACTTGATACCGAAGATTTACGACACGCAGCGCATCGCACGCATCATCGGCGTTGACGGTGACGTTGATATGGTCAAGTTCAACCCGACGCAGAAAGAGCCTGTCAAGGAAATCCGCGACGAAATGGGCGCGCTGATCGAAAAGGTCTACAACCCCAGCGTTGGTACATACGACGTTATGGTCACAACTGGCCCCGGCTACATGACGAAGCGTCAAGAAGCCCTCGACGCCATGAGCCAGATTTTGCAGTCCAACCCTGCACTTTGGTCGGTTGCAGGCGATCTGTTCATCAAGAACATGGATTGGCCCGGCGCGCAGGAAATGGCGGAGCGGTTCAAGAAAATCCTTGATCCGAAGGTATTGTCGGAAGGCGATCAGTCGCCTGAGATGATGGCCGCACAGCAGCAGATGGAAGCTATGACGCAAGAACTGAACCGGATGACCGACATCATCCAGAATGTTCAGGACAGCGTCGCGCAGCGCGAAGTGGACATCAAGGAATACAAGGCGCAGGTAGACGCCTACGACGCCGAAACGAAGCGCATTTCGGCGGTTCAGCAATCCATGACGCCAGAGCAAATCCAAGACATCGTCATGGGTACAATCGCCGCGGCGATGGACACCGGCGACCTAATCGGCGGCGCGCCTGAAATGCGCGAACAGCCCGACATGGACGAAGAGATGATGCAGCCTCAGCAGCAGCCGATGCCTGAAATGGGCATGGAAGAGATGCCTGAGATGCAGCAAATGCCCGAAATGGGTGCAGAAGAAGCTATGGCACCGCCAGAAGAACCCGGCCAATCGCCTGAAGGAATGATGTAATGAAATGCGCTGATTTTGTAGGAACACTGTTTTTGGCGCGCGATGTGGCTCATTCGACGCACTTGAACACGCGCAGCTTTGCTAAACACTCCGCTTTGAACGAATTTTACGATGAAGTTATCGAATTGGCGGATAAATTTGCCGAAGCGTATCAGGGAAAATACGGCCTTATCGGCCCTATTTCGCTCATGTCGGCTAAGAAAACCAACAACATTGTCGAGTTTCTTGAAGGTCAGGTAGACGAACTTGAGGAAATGCGGTATAAAGTGGTCGATAAGGATTGCACCCCAATCCAAAACATTATCGACGAGATTTTTGGGTTGTACTATTCAACCTTATACAAGTTAAAATTTTTGGCATAAGGGCTAAATCATGGCTGCATTATACACACAGATCGGCGCAACCGCACAGGTAAAGGTTGGCGCTGGCAAACTGAAAAGCATTTTTGTGTCTTCTGGCACCAGCCCGACGGTCACTGTCTATGACAGCGCAACGGCTTCTACCAGCGATCCGGTTATTCTTGCACAGTTCACTGCTGCAACGCCCGGCCTGTACGCTCTGACGGGCGACGAAGGCGGCGTATATTTTAGCAAGGGTCTGTACGTCGTTCTCGGCGGTACAACACCTAAAGTTTCTGTCTTTTATGAGTAAATAACACTCAAAAAACCGTACTGGTGCGGCTCATCAGGAACTCTTTAAGGGTTAAACATGGACGATAATGTTCCTATTGAAGCGGATGCCTCCGCGCCAGAACTCGAAGCCACGGCAGCAATCGAGCCTGTAGAAAACACGACGCCGGAAACGCCTGCCGAACAGGAAGCATCTAAGACCTTCTCACAAGAAGAACTGGACGCGATTGTAGGCAAGCGACTTGCGAGAGAACAACGCAAGTGGGAACGAGAGCAAGCACAGAAACTGGCAGACGCACAGTCTCGGCAACCGGCGCAAGCGCCAACCGACCTGTCTCCTGAGCAGTTTGACACTTACGAAGATTATGCCGACGCCTTGGCAGAGCATAAAGCGGAAGTGTTGCTGGAACGGCGGGCAACCGCCAGAGAACAGCAGGCATTGCTTGAGCAGTACCATGACCGTGAAGAAACGGCGCGGGATAGATATGACGACTTCGACCAAGTCGCCTATAATCCTAACCTACCCGTCACGGAATACATGGCACAAAGCATACAGTCTTCGGACGTTGGCCCTGACCTGCTTTATTGGCTAGGCACCAACCCCAAAGAAGCTGACCGCATCGCCCGCTTGAACCCAATCTTGCAAGCAAAGGAAATCGGAAAAATTGAGGCCGGTTTGGTTTCAAATCCGCCGGTTAAGAAAACTTCAACCGCCCCGGCACCGATTGCGCCTGTCACTGCCCGTTCTACTGGATCAAGCCAGTACGATACGACCGACCCTCGTTCGACTAAGTCGATGAGTACGTCGGAATGGATCGAAGCAGAACGGCTGAGGCAGATCAAGAAGTTCGAGGCACAACGTAACCGTTAAATAGGGAATACCCCATGTCCAATAGCATTTTAACCATTGATATGATCACGCGGAAGGCTCTCGAAATCCTTGAGAACAACCTCGTGCTTACACGTAACGTAAACCGCCAGTACGACGACAGCTTTGCTGTTGAAGGCGCCAAGATCGGCTCAACTCTGCGTATCCGTCTTCCAGACCGTGCGCTTGTTACCGACGGTGCAGCCCTTCAGGTACAGGACGACAACGAACAGTTCACAACGCTGACCGTTGCCAACCAGAAGCACATCGGCGTCAACTTCACGACTGCTGAATTGACCATGCAGCTTGACGATTTCGCAGAGCGCGTTCTCAAGCCTCGTATCTCACAGCTTGCTTCCAGCATCGACGCTGACGTTGCAAACGCGTATGCGACCATCGGTAACTCGGTCGGCACGCCCGGCACTACGCCTTCTTCGTCGCTGGTTCTGTTGCAAGCGCAGCAGAAGCTAAACGAAAACGCTGCCGTGATGTCGCCACGCTATGCCACTGTCAACCCAGCCGCAAACGCTGGCTTGGTCGAAGGCATGAAGGGCCTCTTCAACCCAACTGACACTGTCAGCAAGCAGTTCAAGAACGGCATGATGGGTACAGGCGTACTTGGTTTCGACGAAATCAATATGTCGCAGTCCATCAAGCAGTTCACCACTGGTTCGCGTACTGCAACTGGCGGTTCGACTTCGGCTGCTGTCACGTCGGAAGGCGCGACAACCATCGCCATCACTGGCGCTGGCACAAGCACAACCGTTAAGGCTGGCGACGTGTTCACTGTAGCTGACTGCTTCGCAGTCAACCCACAGACGCGTGAAAGCACAGGTTCGTTGTTCCAGTTCGTTGCTCTTGCAGACGTTGCGCTTTCGAGCGGCGGTGCAGGCAACATCACTGTTGCACCAATCTACTCGGCTGGTCATGCGCTTGCCACTGTCAACACACTGCCCGGCAACAGCAAGGCTGTAGTGTTCGTTGGTGCGGCTTCTTCGCAATACGCGCAGAACCTCGTATACCACAAGGACGCTATCACCTTCGCAACTGCCGACCTTCTGCTCCCACAAGGTGTAGATATGGCTTCGCGTCAGGTACACAACGGCATCTCGCTCCGCGTTGTTCGTCAGTACGACATCAACAACGACCGTATGCCTTGCCGTATCGACGTTCTGTATGGCTACAGCACGATCCGTCCGCAAATGGCCGTCCGGATGTGGGGCTAATTTAATCACGGCCTCCGGTTCGCCGGAGGCCAAACTTTTTAAAGGATTTTTATTATGGCTATTCCAAATGGTGCCGGCGGTTATCAAGTCGGTGACGGCAATCTTGGCGAAGTTACTCTATCAACTTCGGCAATCCCTACTGCGTACACCGCAGGTGCTACACTGACCACTGCCGATTTGGCTGGTGGCGCAGTTGTGTACACGTCAAGCAGCACGGCTGACCTTGCGCTTCCTGCTGTTAGCGTTGTTAACGCTGACATCAGCAGCGCCAAAGTTAACTCGTCGTTCGAGTTTTCCTTGATTGCTACCAGCACTGGCGTTCCTACCATCACGGTAGGCACTGGCTGGACGTTGGTTGGCGTTGGCCTCGGCATCGCATCGCGCAGTGTATTGTTCCGTGCTGTTAAAACCAGCGCGACAACGTACAACCTGTACCGCATTGCTGGCTAATAGGTTTGCCCCGGCTTCGGTCGGGGCATCCTTTTCAGGAGAAAACTAATGGCTAACACAAAATCTATTGGCGTTGCCTTCCTCGACCAAAACATCGACGGCGCTGATTTCGTCTACGTTGACGGCGAACTTGGGTACACCGCCGCAGCGCAAGGTACGGTCACGCAGGGCGTTAACAAAGCTGAACCTGTCACGCTGAACAAGTCGGCAGGTCAAATCACAATGAACGCTGCAACGCTTAACGCAGCAACCAACGTGACGTTCACGTTGAACAACAGCACAGTCAGCGCAAAAGATGTGGTTGTTTTGAGCGTGTCTTCAGGCGCCACTGCTGGCGCTTACAACTGCTGGGTTTCCGGCAAAGGCGCCGGAACAGTTACTATTACCGTCCGTAATATCTCTGGCGGTAACTTGAGCGAAGCAGTAGTGATTAACTTTGCGGTTATCCACTGCCTTTAATTAATCTGGGCGGCTTTCGGGCCGTCCATTTTACGGAGTTTTTATGGCTGTTATCTACCTTGTTCACGACGTCCACGGCGCAAAAGTTGCTATTTCGGAAGAAGAAGCGCAGTTCGATGAAGAATATGGTTGGGAACGCCATTACCCTGACGCCCCTGTAGAGGTGTCTGCAAACGAAATGTCGGCGCGCAATAGTCGCCGCCGCGCAACGCAGGAAGTCTAACAAATGGAAACGGCTGGGGACATAATTAACGGTTCGCTTAGGTTGCTAGGCGTTCTGGCAGAGGGTGAAGTTCCATCGGCTGAAACGTCGCAAGACGCCCTGCGCGCCATGAACCAGATGATTGATAGCTGGAACACTGAGCGCCTCGCGGTCTACGCAACGCAAGACCAGATATTCATGTGGCCTGCCGGCCAGTTGTCGCGCACGCTTGGCCCTTCCGGCGACTTCTCCGGCAACCGCCCCGTGTTGCTTGAGGACTCGACATACTTTCGCGATCCCGGCACCGGCGTCAGCTACGGCATCAAATTCATTAACCAGCAGCAGTATAACGGCATCGCGGTCAAGACCGTCACGTCTACCTACCCACAGGTTATCTTCGTCAACATGACGTTTCCCGACATTGAAATGTACATCTACCCGCGCCCTACGCGCGAACTGGAATGGCACTTTATTTCGGTTGAAGAACTGACCCAGCCTGCAACGCTGGCGACCACACTGCATTTCCCGCCCGGCTATCTGCGCGCGTTTCGTTACAACTTGGCGTGCGAGATGGCACCGGAGTTTGGCGTAGAGCCGTCACCGCAAGTGTCGCGTTTGGCTATGGCGTCGAAGCGTAACCTGAAGCGCATCAACAACCCTGATGACATCATGTCGATGCCATACAGCATTGTGGCAACGCGTCAGCGGTTCAACATCTTTGCGGGTAACTATTGATGAAGACGCCGATCTTAGGGTCGGCGTATGTCGCAAGAAGCGTCAACGCCGCCGACAACCGAATGGTCAACCTCTTTCCGGAAATCGTACCGGAAGGCGGCAAAGAGCCTGCATTTCTTCAGCGCGCTCCGGGCCTCAACTTCTTGCAGACCGTTGGCGCGGGGCCTATTCGGGGGCTGTGGGCGCATCAGACCAACGGGGAAGATTTTTATGTTGTATCGGGCAGCGAATTTTATCGCTTAACCAGTTTAACTGGCACGCCCGAACTAATAGGGACTATTGCTGGCTCTGGCCCTGTATCCATTGCGGATAACGGGACGCAGCTTTTTATCGCCGCAAATGGCCCAAGCTATATTTATAACGAAACTACTAGTGCGTTTGGCCCCATAACGGACCCTGACTTCCCCGGCGCCAGGACAGTATCTTATCTTGACGGTTATTTCGTATTTAACGAACCAAACAGCCAAAAAATATGGGTGACGCAGTTGCTTGACGGCACGAGCATTGATCCGCTTGATTTTGCTAGTGCTGAAGGTTCACCAGATGGCGTTGTTGCCGTGCTATCAGACCACCGCGAATTGTGGGTGTTTGGCACTGACACAACTGAAGTTTGGTACAACGCAGGACTATCCGATTTCCCATTGGTCCGCATCCAAGGTGCGTTTAACGAACTTGGCTGCGCGGCCCCTAATTCCGTCGCTAAAATGGACAACCAGATTTACTGGCTGGGCCAAGACGCGCGCGGACGCGGCATTGTCTACCGCGCGGCAGGCTACATTGGGCAGCGAATTTCAACGCACGCTATTGAATGGCAGCTTCAAGAATACGCTGATATTTCGGACGCAACAGGCTACACATACCAGCAAGACGGTCATAGTTTTTACGTGCTGAACTTCCCTTCGGCTAACACCACATGGGTGTTTGACGTTGCGACCGGCGCTTGGCACGAACGCGCTTCGCTATCAGACGGCGAATTTAGCCGTCATCGCGGTAACAATATGTGCAACTTTCAGGGCAACATTATTATCGGCGATTACGAAAACGGCAACATTTATACGTTTGACCTTAATGTCTATGCTGACAACAATGAACCGCAGAAATGGTTGCGCTCGTGGCGCGCGCTTCCTACGGGACAAAACAACCTGCGCCGCACGGCCCAACATGGTATGCAGCTTGACTGCGAAACCGGCGTAGGGCTTAACACCGGCCAAGGCAGCGATCCGCAAGTCATGTTGCGCTGGTCCGACGACGGCGGCCATACGTGGTCTAACGAACATTGGAAATCAATGGGTAAGATTGGTCGTTTCGGTTTCCGTACAATTTGGCGCCGTCTTGGCATGACAATGAAAATCCGCGACCGTGTATATGAAGTGTCTGGCACTGATCCGGTTCGGATATATATTATGGGCGCGGAGTTAATTATTTCAGGAACTAACGCCTAATGGCTTCAGTACCTCCCAATCCCACTCAGCTTACGCCGCCTCGCGTTTCAATTATTGACGAGCGGTCGGGGGCGATTAGCCGTGAATGGTATAGATTTTTCCTGTCGCTCTTAACGGCAACGCAAACTAACCAAGAAGAAGCTACGTTGGCGCCCGACGTTAATTCGTTGCTAGCCACCTACGATGCCATGCTGGCGACTGCGACGCAGGCCTCTGAAGTTACTTCTGACGGT